ATGGAAACTCGAAGAAATTACACTCGCCAGAAAAAAGCCTACGCTCCGAAAGTTTCGGAACAAGGCAAGCTACAACCTCAGGACAAAGAGCTCGAAGAAGCTGTGTTGGGGGCTCTCATGCTCGAAAAAGATGCCTATACCACCGTTTGCGACATCTTAAAGCCAGAGTGTTTCTATGAGCCGACCAACCAACTTATTTATAGTGCAATATCCCGGTTGGGAGCACAACAACGCCCCATCGATATGCTCACCGTCACCGAGCAACTGCGACTCGACGGAAAGCTCGATGAAGTCGGCGGAGCCCTCCGTATTTCCGAACTTACCGGACGTGTAGCATCGGCGGCGCACATCGAATACCATGCCCGCATCGTAGCCCAAAAATATTTGGCTCGGGAATTGATCGAATTTTCCAGCGAAATACTCAACAAGGCCTTTGACGAGACCAACGACGTAGATGACCTTATGCAGGAAGCCGAGGGGAAACTCTTTGAAATTTCCCAACGTAACCTGAAAAAAGACGTTACTCAAATAGATCCGGTACTGAGCGAAGCTATCAGACAAATTCAAATAGCAGCCAATCGAAGCGACGGATTGAGCGGACTGCAAACCGGGTTTCACGACATCGACAAAATTACTTCCGGTTGGCAAAATTCCGACCTCATCATTATCGCTGCCCGCCCCGCTATGGGAAAAACGGCATTCGTCCTTTCTATGGCAAAGAATATGGCTGTCAGCTATAACACGCCGGTGGCTATCTTCTCGCTCGAAATGTCCAATGTCCAACTTGTCAATCGTCTCATCATCAACACTTGCGAAATCCCCGGCGATAAAATCAAAAGTGGACAGTTGGCCCCGTTCGAATGGGAACGCCTCATGTCTCGTATCGAAATACTGAGGAACGCTCCTATATATATAGACGATACCCCCAGCCTTTCCGTTTTTGAACTTAGGACAAAAGCACGCCGATTGGTTCGCGAGCACGGAATCAAAATCATCATCATAGACTACTTGCAACTGATGAACGCTAGCGGTATGTCCTTCGGGAGCCGAGAACAAGAAGTCAGCACCATATCCCGTTCGCTCAAACAATTGGCAAAAGAGCTTCAAATACCTATCATCGCCCTGTCACAGTTAAATCGTAGCGTGGAATCCCGGGGTAACGACAAAGACGGTAAAGAAGGGAAACGCCCGCAACTTTCCGACTTGCGTGAATCGGGAGCTATCGAGCAAGATGCCGATATGGTTTGCTTTATACACCGTCCCGAATATTATACTCGGTCTAAGGAAGATGCCAATGGAAACAGCATCGAAGGCTTGGCAGAATTTATCATAGCCAAACACCGTAGCGGTGCGACCGATACCGTGAATATGAAATTCGTCTCTTATCTGGCTCGATTCCAAAATTACGACGAAGACACCCGACTGACCGATTTCAGTGCACCGGTAACCTCGAAGTTCAATACTCCCGACACGAACACACCATCGGCAGCGCCACTGTCTGGGAACCCCGATTTCCTAAATCCCCCCGGTTCGTCCAATAACGATATACCCTTCTGAAAAGAACTTTTATCTCCCGACCGATGTTATTCTTTCGAATAACTAATATAGTATGGAGAAAAAACGACAAAAAATCTGGACTGCGATAGGTGTAGGCATAGCTATCGCACTACTGTTATATTGGCTCACATTGGCCATTTGGATAGACGATGATACCGATACCCCTATGCCTCCTCCCGTAGAAGAAATCTCGAATTATTAAAATATACTAAAATCGCTACGGATAAAAACTTTTTGCAATACAAGTGTGTTTTATTATCGAAACCGGGAAAGAAACGGCTCTCCTTAGGGAAAAAGAAGCGAAGCGTCGCTTCCGTCGAGCCAAAATCTCCGGTCTGGAAGAGTTAATTTATACGATAATATTCTTGTTTTTTGTGTGTTTCATTGGTATTATATTATCCTTTGTTTATTCCTGTAATAAACATTATCCTCTTTCTTGTTTTTGATATATTTCAAGTAGTAAAGCCCCGTCGTGAGACGAGGCTTTACTATTTACATTCCCCCATCAACGTATTCCGAGTCTGTTCAATGCTTGCTGGTATCGAATTGCATTTCGTTGATGCTCTGCCAAAGTCACGGCAAAATTATGATAGCCCGAAAAATCCTCTTTGGCGCACATATAAAAATACCCGTTCGGTGTATGTGTCAGCACGGCATTGATAGCCTGTTTCGAAGGAATCCGTATAGGGCCGGGAGGCAATCCCGTAACCCGATAAGTATTATATGGCGATTCTATGGTCAAATGAACATTCAATATGCGTTTCAGCGAAAAATCCCCGTGGGCAAATTTTACCGTAGGGTCTGCCTGCAAAGGCATGCCTTTACGCAATCGGTTCATATAAAGACCCGCGACCTTTCCCATTTCATCACGTTTGTTAGTCTCTTCCTCTACGATCGAAGCCAGAGTCGCTACCTCCACAGGAGTCAATCCCCACCGCTTTGCCTGTTGCTCCCGCTTTCCTTCCCAATAAATGCGATACTCCCGCTTCATCTTCTGTAAAAAAGATTCGGGAGTCACAGTCCAGTAAAACTCATAAGTATCCGGCAAAAACAAAGCCGGGAGAGTCGCTTTCGTAAAACCTAAATCCGCACAAACACTATCGTTGTACAGCAAAGCCAACAACTCCTCTTTCGAAAAAAACAACTGCTCCGATACCCTTTCGGCCAATTGTTCGAGAGTGCGTACGTTATTAAATGTAACTCGTATGGGAGATTGGCTTCCCCTCGACAATTTCAAAGCCATTTGCCGAGCTGTCATACCGGCATGAAGCCGATAAGCCCCTACACGAACATCAGGATCGAATTTATAAAACGACAGCAAACGTTTTACTCTCGGGATCGATTTCTCATCTGGAATCACCGAATGCAAAGCACTATCGAGCTGAACATCATTCCACTTCGGATAAACATAGCACACCGTTTGTTCGGTAATAACAGGATCATACAAATAACTCTTCATTACCGGAATAAACAAACATGCGAGAATCAAAATAATCCCTCCTGTTATCCAAGCAAATATCTTTATACCTTTATTCACATTCGACATAATAATCCGATTATACACAGCGCAAAAGCACCTTGACGGGACAAAAGTAACGATTATTCCCGAAATAAAATAATGCGAAAAAGTTTGCTGTTTCAAATATTCCGCTTATCTTTGCGCTGCATTTGAAAAAATGGTGTCAACGACAAATCGTCCTTTGGAAGGATGGGTGAGTGGCTGAAACCACCAGTTTGCTAAACTGACGTACTCGAATGGGTACCGGGGGTTCGAATCCCCCTCCTTCCGCAAATTAAAAGCGTAACATTTTGTATAATACAGCGTTACGCTTTTAACATTTTAAATATGCACAATATTTGCACAAGATATTATAATCCTATTTACTCTTTCTCTTCCAAAGTTACATCAATTCCTACGATCTCACAATATTTAAGGAAGTTTTTCAAGTTGACATTCTTCCCACTTTCAATGGCAATGACGGTCCCAAAGTTCATACCCTGTTTCCAGATATTATATTGGGTCAATCCCTTTTCTTCGCGAATCTTACGCACTTGTTTCGATAAATCTTCTATTGTCATACTCCTATTAATTCCTTCTTTATCGCTTCTAAAAATGCGATAGATGTTAATACCGTATTCCTATAATTATAATCACTACCTGCTGCAATCGCATTCTTACGACCGTCTAAAATCAGCGTATCAATGAACAACACCATTTGCCGAACCGTAATATTGCCGATGTCTGCCGAGAATGTCGATAGCGATGTATAATACTTCATAGCCTGTTTTAAAAGGCCCCGTATTTTAGTCTTATCAGGATTTTTACCTGTAATACGCTTAATGCTTATCTTTGCGGAAATATTAGATCCTGACAATCCGGGCTCTATGCGGTAATCCTCTCCGACTTCCTCGATAATGCCGTCGATAAATTCAATCTTTGCAATGAATCCATTGTCTATGTCGGAACAGTATATGAAGTCGACTTCTCCGAACTTGTGCGCCCGGTTATGGTCTACAATGAATAATGGAAATTCCCTTTTCATTCTTCGTCCTCCTCTTCGTCATCGACTTTAACAAGATGTTCAAGATCTTCGCTTATATACCCTTTATACTCCCTTATGGCTTCCAATTCCGAGTCGCTGAGGTCGTCTATATCCTCCATCTCGATAGTATAATATCTGTCATAATCACCATCGAAGTCTATCTCTCCTGTTCTTCCGTTCTCGTCGTCCTCACTAACGACAGTGCCCACTTCGTCTACAATATAGGGCTTGCAGAACCTCCCATGCTCGTCCCTGTTTTTCGTGAACAAGCGATCTGACAACATGCTACACACATCTGAGAATGTTTTTTCTCCGACAAATTCAATATGACCGGGGTTAAAGAATCTGCCACCTCGGCAAACATGAAATGATAATACCATTGTTCTTTTTGTTTCCATATATAAGTAATTTTTATTTAAAATCATCTGGCCCATACAGGGGTATAACAATCTTCAAGATTTATGTTATTCTCGATCGCCGCACAGGCAAGTATCCATGCTTGCTTACTCGACATGTTGGCAATCTTGAAACTCGGATAGGTGCATTTTTCATCAATCGTCTTTGCCACATTGGAGGCAAAAACATTCAGGTTGATTATCCGGGACAAGAACCGATAGAACGGGTTGAAATGCAACTCATACGAATTGTTATTATTCCATCTTTCATAGCTAGCAATCTGTTGAAGTCTGTTGGATAATTCCTGAGCTTCTTTGTATTGTTCTGTACCTTTCTGTAACATGACTCTATTTTAATTGGTTACTGTTTGTTTTTGATTACATGGTAAAGATACTCCATTTTATTGTATATACAAAATATTGAAGTATAAATGTTTTATGATTTATCAATATTTAACAAAACGAATGATGTGGAAAATTTTCCTCATTATTTTATACGATATAGTCTATTTTCGTATAGTTGTGGAAGATTTTCCGCAAAAATGATTGACATAGAATTAAACACGAATGCCGGAGCTTCTCACCCCGGCATTTCCCTGTTCATCATTTGCATTTCCGAATATTCCTTTGAAATTTTCGCCTCATTCTCCTGTTCAAGAGACCGTTATCGGCAAACCGATTCAAGGTATCCTTCTCTTCCGGCGAAAGCAGGTTATAAACCTCCTTCCTCGACTTGCCGGAACAGATGGCTTGTATGATTTTAGCTATCTCCATGTATTTCCCGAATTAATTTATTTCTGCAACACTCACATAGGAACTTCTTCGCCACGGGGAACATCTTCTGCCCGATATATCCCCGAAGGTACTGTTCTTCCTCCCCGTAAGGGTCAATGCCGAACGTCCGGGATATATGCCTGCACAAATGCCCCTTTTCATGGTCCCAAGAGTTTTGGAACTGTTCGGGACTCGTCGTCATGGCAATTACCATCACCGTCAGGCGATGCTCGAAATTGGAATAGGTAAGTCCTGTATTCAAGTTACCGGACGACAAACTTCTGAAAGCATTTTCCAGATTATTCCCCGTACAACCGATCCGTTCCAGCTCCCGGAGTATGGTGTTTGTCCAGTAGGTGGTAACGGCGTAAAAAACCCTTACGTGCCAGTCGTATTTCGCTATGTAGAAATCCTGAACAATCATGTTTTATAACATATTTTCCCACATGATCGGAGTACCCGAACCTATACAGTCGGCATAGAAACGTGTAAAGGGTAACCCGTCGTAACCGTCAGGGTCGTCTATATAGTCCTTTACAAACAGAGCCAAATGGGTATCGTCGGGAATCGATGATTTCAAATAGTCGGCCTTGCCCATATTGGCGACAAATACATGGTCGTACCCTTTGGCCTTTTCCAACTTCACGCCCGCCTGTGTCAAGATGACCTCCACATCTTCTTTCGAAAGGGCTTTTATCTCCTCCTTCTTTCCGGTGGCCTTGTTTTCGGCCTTCATTCTGGAAACCGCCCACTCGCACATGTTCTTGGAGAAGTGCCAGCCGTATCGGGAAAGGTACTCCGTCATGCCGGAGGGGAAAATATCATAAATGTCTAATCGTTGGTTCATAACACTGCTTTTTTATGTTTTTGAAAAGAGAGGGGATTTCTCCCCTCCCGATTAATAGAACTCGCCGTTGGCCCGTCTGCGTCTGCGTTCCCCCATTTCGTCATAGTACGAAGGAGGATAACCGGGAGCATAACGGTTGTTCATTCCACTGGAAGAACCTCCGCCATAATTCCCGCCGCCGTAACTGCCGCCATTATTGCCACGGAAGCCCATATCGCCGCCCTGCATTTCCCGCATGGCAGCTTCATAGCCTTTCTTGTAGCCGTGCTCGCAACCTTCCTTGTAGGCCATTTCGAGCTCTCTACCGCCGCGTTCATTGAATCCTTCATATCCACGGCCTTCTTCTAATATTGACCACATTCCCATATTACTTTTTGTTTTTAGTTTCAGCAACACCGAGCTGTTCCATCAGTTTTTTGTTCATGGCCATTAGGTCGGCCATGCTTCTGCTCATTTCGGACATCTGCCCTTTGAGGGTGGCAATCTCCTGCTCCTGCCTTTGCTTCTCCGCAAATTCGGGATTCAAGACTGTCAATATCTTGTCGCACCCGGCAATCACGTTCTCGTGGTAATTACGCCGGTTCAGTTCGTCCAAGCTCTTTTGCCGGATAGCCGACACTTCCGAGTTCATGGCCTCTCTGGAACAAGATATGACGATGTTGCCGTTTTGCCCGAAGTCAGCGATGTCCGCACCTGCCGGCAAGTTCTGGAACGTCGTGTTCTGCCCGTTCACACAGACCACCACGTCCACCACCATTTCCATCTGGGGTATCTGCCCGATAGGTGTCGGCATGGGGTACTTGGGCTTCGCAGCCGAAACGCTGACGACGGAGCCTATATCCACTAAGGGATTTTCGTCCTTATGAAGGATAAATAACTGGTTGTTTGCTCGAAGATTCTGAAACATAGTTTTTTTGATTTAATGGGACTGCCCGATAAAAGGCAGCCCCGTGTTAATTATTTGCTTTTGGCAGCGACGTTGGTTGCCGCTGTCGCCGTAGTAGGTCTGTACCCACCGTTGACAAGGTACACTTCGTTGGTGTACTTGTTGTAATGGATTTCATAGATCCCCGTACCGGCGATATTCTCTACCGTCACCGGCTCGTTGTTGTAAGCCAGCAGAGGTCTCGTGTCCCCGTTCGTCCCGATGAGAATGGGAAGCGTTGCGGTCGTTCCGGCGGGTATCGCCTGACGGAGATTGATATAGAATCCTCCCACATAGTCCCTGTTACGGAACGCATGGTTTGGAAGTTCCAAAGTCACGTTCTCCGTGCCGACCGTCACCGCCACCGTAGGAAGAGTGTTGTAATTCACTCTGCCCAGCGTCGGGAACGGAAAGGGAAACCCTGTAAAAAAGTTAGGCCACATATATACCTCCTTTCTTACTGGAATTAACCCCAGTAGTTGTTGCAACCGCATCCGTAACCGCTGCGCCCGTATGCGACATCGCCCGCATAAGCTCCATAAGCGGCAGCCCGGTACAAGTCCGTGTTTACAGCCTGAATGTTCGGATATACCACGGGAACGGTATTGGGCAATTTACACTTGATGCCGTCCACATCGCTTTGGAGAGCCTGCAAACCGGCAGCGAGGGGAGCAATCTGTTGCCCTACCGCATTGAGAATGGTCGCATTCTGGTTCCGTTGGGAGATTTCAGCCGCCAAAGTAGCCTTCTCTGCCGTCAAAGCGGTGATCTTGTCCTGTAAAGCCTGAGTTTGGATAGAATCCAGCTTCGCCAAAATGGCACGAGTGTTCTCATTGCCGCTGTCCACGAGGGAGTGGGTTTGTTCCGAGGTGGCGATACGGGTTTCGTATCCTTGTCTCTCGATTGCGTTTTGCGTCTTGCAGCAACAATCTGCGATTTGGGTAGCCAGCGTACAATTACTCGATTGAATGCTGTTGATGATCTGTTGTGCGGACATGCCCACTTGGTTGCCGACACCCTGAATCAAGCCCTGAATGTTGCACAAGGCGGATTGTAACTGTTGGGTAGAGCAGTTCAAGGACGAAGCGAGTTGGTTGATGGCATTACCGTTCCCTTGAATGGCCGACATCAGGTATTCACGTCCGACATCGCCGTTCAACTCGGCAGGAAGCCCGCCCCGGTTGCCAAAACCTCCGAATCCGTTACCGCCCCAGCAGAACCACAGCAGGATAATCCAAATCCACCACATGCCTCCGCCCCAAGCGTCCTGATTGTTCCTTCCCTGATTGAGAAGGGCCAAGAGTCCGGGATCGACCCCTTTACCACCCATCAGGTTGGGCAATAAAGCCATGATGTCGAACTTGCTTCCGCCACCATTGGGCTCTTGATTGAAAACATACGTTCTTTCCATATAGATATAATTGATGGTTACGGCCAATATCGGCCGCATACAAACGTATGGCTATTGCCGTTGCTATCCTCGGATTTCGGTGGCTATCCTGTTGCTGACCCGTTGATTTGTCGTTGTCAGAATAAAACTTCCCGAACACCGCTGTTTCAGGCTGTTTTTCAATTTGTTCACTCCCTGTCGGGTCATGGAAAGATAAGCGGCGGTGTTCTCCTCGGAGAAGCCGAGCGATACCAACGCACAGATGAGCAGGCAACGTGCGTCAACCGCATTTTTGTTCGCCCCGTTGATCAATTCGCCGTAACACAGCTCACATTCCTCGCAAACGATTTGCAAGACGTGTTCAAAGATTTCATTGGTTTTCATATCTCTTGCCTTTTTAAATATTTGTTAAATTATAGATTGTTGACACAATAAAAAACATCACGTTCCTGTTTAAAGGCTGTGAAAGCCTCGTAACATTCCCCGTGATGTTGTCTCTTGTTAGTTTTGGAAGAGCAGCAAGAGATTGAGGCTTTCCTCTTTATACTCCGAAGCCCCGAAAGAGTCGTAAATCAAATTATATCAAGAAACCCAGTCCTTTCAATTTTGTTGCCCATTTCACGATGTAAGGGACAAGCAGCAAGACAATGCCACCGAGTGTCCACCAGCACCATTGAGGAGTCTTGTACTTTACTACCTCGACGGGGTAGGGTACTTGTATGCTGTCCGTATTGGATATATACAGCGTATCGATTCTGTCCTTGAACCTGTATATGTACTTGTATTGGAATTCCCGTATCGTGTCTCCCGATTTCTCGATGAAAACACTGTCCCGCATGTATATGGAATCGAGCTGCACCCGGTTCAGATACACCGTGTCGCTCTTTGTCGTTTCCACAGGCACATACACATGTTTGGTACAACTCGTCGCAGCCAAGCCAGTCAAAAACAATAGGAATACGATATGTCTCATAGGCTCAGTATTTGTCATAATATCCCAATTGAATCATTCTTTCCTTGTTCCTTCTTGGAGATATACCGGTAATATGTGCCCATGAATACCCGGAAATAATATCGTAGATAGTAGAAGGAGAAACATCAAAGCGTTTCGATATTTCTTTATAAGATAACCCCGACTGGCTTAATTTTATAATTTCCCTCACGCATTTTTCTGTGAGTTTAGATTGCGTATTCTTTTCTCCAAAATGGGAATCGTGTAGTACATCGAATCTGTGCTTTTGATTTTCTGATGGGGTAACCCATTCCAAGTTGTCGACTATATTATTGTATTTATTACCGTCGATATGGTTAACTTGTGGCTTATTATACGGATTAGGGATAAATGATAACGCAACAATTCTATGGGCTAAACACCTTCCATGCTGTTCTCCTGCTTTGGGGATATCATAATGCAAATACCCTCCAATTTTTATAGGTTTAATTTTTTTATAATTAGAATTATATACATTCCCATATCTATCCACATAATACTTTTTATTAAAAGGTATAGGTATTGCCCCATTATTAAGCATAACTTGTTTTCTTTTCTCCTTTTCCTTTGCTTTCTTTGTTTTAATTAGTACAGAGTTGCATCTGACTTGTCCCGATAAGAAATGACAATATTTAGTTTTTCTTACCTCACCACTCCCATTAAGAAACAATATATCAATATCATTACATTTTCGATATGCAATAATTTCCATTTTTATCCCTTGACAATTGATTGATGTTTCTCCAACCCTGAAAATTTTGGTGTCTTCCTTTCTCATACTCACATAATTATTATACTATAAATATACAAATAATTTATTTTATATGCTAATAATCAGCGATTTAAATGTAGAATTTCACTTCTATTATCATGCATTGATGAATAGCTTACATGAATCCATTTATAATTATATTCAATCAACTGGTCGAAGGGAAGGTTATCCCGTATAAGTTCGAACAGCTTCTTGTTTTCCTCCTTGTTCCCTGCCGTTATATCCGCCGCCTCGCCCCTCATGTGCTGGCTGTTTTTCGCACCACCCACAGCGGCATTGAGTTTGGGACAACGATAGCCCGAATTGACGGTTATCGCCTTTCCGTACATCTCCCGCAGTGGGTCTAAAACATGGGTGACAAGGTTCGACAACTGGGCCGACGCTTCGGGAGTAGGGGTATTGTCTATACCCAGTTTATCGGCCGTCGAGCTCTTTGTGAGTTCTTTCATCGTGAAGTATTTCATATCTCGAAGATTAAGTTTTCCATGTTGTTAATTCTGTCCGGCTCAGATACGAGCAAATCCTCTTCCGGAAATTTTTCTTGAAATTCATTACATAAATTATACTCCATTTCCATGTATTCTTCACTGCCTCTTCTTATGCTTTCAGGAGAGACCTCCACGATATGGAAGTTGGTCTGTATGTCGTAGGCATACCTGATCCTTATTCCCGGTATTTTCGAGGCAATCGATTGAATCGTCTCGATGACAAAATCCTGTACATTCTTATTCATGTCTTTCTTCATTTTGGCGACAAAAAAAGCGGTGACTTTTTTAGAATCACCGCTTGTAACGAATGTATGAGAGAGTAGCCTTAGGGTTAGGCTTATCCGTTATTGAAAATGGGACAAACGTAGGCCGAAGGCATTATCAATCCTCTCTCCTCAATTCATCGAGCCATTGTACTGGGTCGACATCTTTTAGACGAGGATAAGCCTTTTCGATTAAAGAATTTAAATAACTTTCATCGAATTTTGGAGAATAATCAGCCGGTATCGGAGGTTTAGAATCCGTATCGGACGAGTTCTGGACATAGGGGAATGAACCTTTTGTATCCATGTGAACAATGTTTATTTTTTTCGGTTCGGGAAAATACCCTTTAATACGATATTGGCTAAACCTAATACATTGATAGTTGTCGTAGCCAGTAGAGATATCAATATTTCCGGTCCCAATGAAAATAATCCGATCCCGCAAAATACAAGAATGGCAATTACTATGAATAACCATATGGGGATAATCCACATGACCCATCTGGCCAAATGTTTACGAAATTGTGTATCTTGTGAATATCGCTCCCGTATTTGTTCGGATAAATTCTTGTCGTCTATATCGCCCAAATTTGAGTCGGGAGAAATATGGACACCATTCTCACTACGTAAATCCAAGCCGCTAAAAGAATCTTTCTGTTTAGTCATGCTTTGGGAGAAATTAGTGTCTTAAAATACTCTTGGATATAACTATCCGGGATTCTATCCCCCCAGCTGAATGAAGGCTGCTTAACGGTCCTATCCCACGGAGAACCGGGCTTGTGAGACCATTCCGTCAGATAGGCGGCAGTTTTAGAACCATAGCTGCCAAAGACCAGTTTCATCAGAGATTCCATTTCGGAATCACGGGCTATTTTTTCAAGGTTTTCATCAGAAAGGGAAATTTCTGAAAAATCCTTTTTTATCAATTTATTTCGAGTGGTCGGGAAAACCGGACCATACGGCCAAGCCTGAGGGTGCTCGTTTGTCAAGCGTTCGTTCTTTACGTAAAGATATACTCCATAAGCTATATACAACAACTTTTGAAGCTTAGTCATGTTAATGAAAAACTTATTCTGGTTAGCAAACGCAATGATATAGTTTGCAACCGTAACGCTATCGTATTTATAGGTATCGCTTATCATCTTGTTGCAAAGTAACAAAAAATATCGTAACATGCAACCAATTCTTATACTTTTTTACGATAAATCAAACGGTGATTCCAAGAAGTCAAAGAACGCTTTCCCGTCGCCGGGTTATAAAAATTCATTTTTTTCGTCAGGCAATCCAAACTTCGATTTGAATCACCAGCCCGCCCAGTATGGTCGCCAGCAAGTCGGCATACGACCAAGCCCCCGGCTTCTTCCACTCGTCGGCAGCCTCCTTGATACAGCCCGCTATGGCAGAGAACAGCACACAATATTCCGCCGTCGCACCTATCACGATGGCGAAGAAAGAGGCGATGACACCTCCTGCGATAAAATGCAGCAGCTTGTCGTGGGGAATAGACAATAACAACCCTTTGATTCTCTCCAAAATTTTCTTCATATTATTCGTTATTTAATCGGTGATAAAAATCGAGCTTGATACGGTCATAGACAGAAAATACATTGGTTTTAGCCCTGTCATCGTTCACCGTATGGGCATATATCTCGTTCTCGACAACCTCTGCCACCCAGTCTATCCATTCAGGATTGGTATAACATGAAAGACGTTTACCCCGATAGGTAAAGTAGTCGAAACGGCTGTTCCTGTCCTCGTACTGGTTCGTGAGATTTCCGATAATTTTTTCATGCGTCCTATTCCTGTCGGATATATGGTTTTCCTTCCTAACTTGTTCGATAATTTCCAAAACCCGTCTGGCGGAAAGGTTGAAAAATTCACTCGTCATGTTCTTTATTCGAAGCTGCGTTTCCGGTCTAAGACCTTCCGATATGTCGGACAACATGTTATTCTGGTCGTTCGTTTTTTCGATAAGCTCTTTCAGGGATTCGCCGTAATCCTCCATACTCTTGGTGATAATCGATTTGAACCACTTGAAGCAGGCCACCATCATCATGGCCGACAACACCAAGAAGAATGCTGCGGTCATCACCAAGAACCCCTGTTCGCTTATCCCTCTGGCTACCTCCGTAGCCTCGTTTATCCCTCCCATATCAATGTTTCTGTTTTTCGATTAACAATCTAGCTTCTCCTTTGCAGGATTCCGCATAGGCGTTATAAGCCTCGAACTCCTCTGCTTTCGTATCTCTTTGCCGAAGTATCGCCAACTCCTCCGACAATGTATATTTCCGACGAATCAATCCGTTTACCGTTTCTCCGTAGTCTATTTGGGCAGGTGGTGTTCCCGTGTCGTCCTCCGTCGCTTCCGGTGCTTCCTCGTACTCATAGACTATCGCCCCGTTCCGGTAATACATCACGGGTATTTTTCCGGGTATCTCCTCGGGAGATGGGATAGAATCTATTCGTATGAATCCTTCTATCAGGGTTTCGCCATAATAAATATTAGTGACTCTTTCGTCGTATATTTTAATTTGTATCATATCTGCTTACGTCTTCAATTATTAAAACATTACCTCCTGTGGTGCTATAAACAAAGTTTTTATAATTTGTTTGACGCCATATATTGTTTTGCGAAACTATATCTGCATCTACCCCTCTAAAAGTTGAATTTAATATTCCATAAGGGTATCTGAAAACATACTTTCCATTAGATGTAAATGCTACTGTTAATCTGTCATCTACATTTATACAATACCCATATTCCTGCACATTGCCTATATCCCCAAAATTATAACTTGTTGTATTATTTTTATTTGATATATTACTCATATGGCAAATCATATTGCCATTTGAAAAAACATATAGTAAGTTTATATTTTCTTCCAAATTTGGGAATGTAAGTTTTTCGAAAGTTAAATCTTCAAGATTTACTTTATAACCGTCTTTAGTGAAAGCAATTCCATCTGTTATTTTTATGTACTTATAATCATAGGCTTTATTTGTAACTAAATTCCCATCAGCATCATACACATATATATGTGGTTTATTATATCTATGAAAGTAATATACTTTATTATCATAAGCATATACAGCCCCATAATGTTGAAGTCCTTCGGGGTTGTCAAGATATTTACCTTCACTTGTTTCTTCATCATACATATAGACAGGATTTGCAAACCAACAAGCTGCAAAAAATATTTTATTGCCTATTTTACAAAGCACATTTCTCATTACACCAGACTCATTCCTATTAGATGTATTAGAAATGTTTACAGTGTATATCTTTTTGAAATATAAATCTGTCTTTGTGAAATTATTTTTAGTTATAATATAATACCCAGTATCATCAAATCTATAAACCCCTGTAACACTTGATCCAAATTCTGACAAATCAATACATCTTTGAATTGATATTGTACCATCTTCTTGACCGCTAAAAGGCACAAACTCCCCATTCTTATACACATAAGAGTGCAAAGTCTCGCCGTCAATGTATATTTTATTCGGGTTGGTCTCGCCACTTGCTTCAATAGCATCGTAGTTTTCATAGACCTCTGATGCCTTTCCTTCGAGAGCTGTCACACGACCATCTACATTTTGAGCCGCTTGGTTCGCTTTGTCAGCCGCCTCATTAGCGAGAGTTGCCGAATTGTTCGCTTCCGTTGCGGCATTCTCCGCATTTCCCGCCGCTGTGTTGGCGTTCGATGTGGCTGTGTTTGTATCGGAAATAAGTCCTTCGAGCGTAGTTTGCATTTGGGAAAAACTCGTCTCTCTTAGAGCTTCCGCTTCGGCTCTCTCACTCTCTGCCGAGGTACGGCCGCTTTCAGCAGATTCCCGTTTTGCTTCTTCTGCCGTCAACGTGACACCGAGAACCTTTATATCCGTGACCGCCTTGTTTGCCTTTTCAGCTGCTTGATTGGCGACTGCCGCCGCCTCTGTCGCAGGACGTTGAAGCTCGGCGATTTGCTCCGGCGTAAAATCGTCGTAGGTAAAAGGGTCTCCCTTGTCTCCTTTTTCACCGGGCAAGGCAACCATTTCCTCCACCACGGCGGCATCGGGTACTACCACCTGCTCATGAACGATTATGCAATCACTATCTGCCATATCACTTGATGATTATATTGGTTTTGTAAACATCTCCATAGTCCCATTTGCCGTCATCGAAATCGGCATCCTCTATCCAGTAGTGCCTCTCGACCGTGAGCAAGCCATAGCGGAAAGTTCCGGAATTGAATATGCCGTACAGCACGCCGTCACGGAACACACAGTTCTTACGTGTCTTTCCGTCGTAGCTCACTTCGCAACAACAACCGGCCTCGTCCTTGTAGATGAACTTAAACTTCTTCGTCTCGGCATCGATGGGCTGCTTGTTTCTGTCCTCAAAGCCAATGGTAAACTTAATATCCTCCCATGAGTATTTCTCTTCGTACTTTTTGTCACTCATCGCTGCCATCGGATAATGTGTTGAACATTTTTTCCACCAGAGCTTTCGTTTCCTCGACCGTGGAGGTCATGGAATAGACATTCATGTTAAAGCTGCCTTGCCCGACAGTGACATGGCCTTTTTCCACTCCATTCTCCACAATTCGGTAATTGACCGCTTGCAGGTTATCTACCGTTTCCTGTCCGTCGAATTGACGGCTGATGTTCTCGCTGATTTTTACTAACTCAATCATAATGTTTTGTATTTATGGTTAACTGATAATCCCGCTGTCGGGAATGTCGAATGTCACGTTTTTGGATAGGGAGTCGAGTTGTACGCCGGCCTCTCCCGACGAGGAGACCCCATACACGGAACAGGTCAGGTAATAGGTATGGGTTCCCGGTGGAAGGTCTGGATGTGTCGTCCCCAAAGGGATATTCAAAATGAGAATCCCTGCTCCCTTGTATTCGTAATCATAGATTGCGAGGAAGCCAGAGCCTGAAATGCGGAAGGTGTATTTCTCACCTACCGGAGGATTCCCGTTCGGAAAACTGATACGCACCTGAAAGTAACTCGAAAGGAAAGTGAAATCCACGATTTTAATCGGGGTATATGTGCTGTTTATCTCGGCTGTCATGGCTATCGATGTGGGTATGGGGAAATAATCCGCCACGGTAATCTGTTTGTCGACACCCGTCCAATATTCGAACGACTTCTTATCGATAAGGAACAATGTCACCTTCAAATTCGCCCCTACCGAATCTTCCCCCGGAAATGTGTCGCTCTGTCCGACAGGAAGTATCGGCGGAGTAGTACCGTCACTGAAAAATTTTACCTTGAAAGCAGAGTACCACACATTGCCCACCCGCAAGGTGGTTACGGTATTTGTCGAGGTATTTGTCAGCAATCGGGCAAAACTGCTTCCATTTCCGTCGGTTGCCAAAATAGCCGGGTAATAATCGCCGATACTCTTGTCGGAGGCCAGCGACAGCCATGATTCGACGGGTACGCCGGTAGGATTCACAGAAGTATCGTAATAGTTAATATCGACAAAAAGATACGGCACGTCCGCACTGATTTTGTCAATTTTACTTCCGATAAGATTAGGTTCCGCATTGTGGTCGTAGCCGTCGAAATCGCTCAGGCGGCAAAAATCCGTCCCCGGGTGAGGATAGGCGACATAATCGAAAGAGGTATCATGGATAGCGACGATATTCGTGCCGTGCGGTATCGTAGCTTTCAAGCCATAGCGTATGCCTTGATTCTTATCCGTTTCGCTTCCTTCCCATTGATCGATGTATGTCGTGACCCCGCCGGATTGCTGAGGATAGTTGTCGGATAGCGGTGCAGCCTGCGGATAGCGCACGGGTTTATGACGACTCCATTTGTTGATACGTCCCGGACGGCCACCCTGCAACAGGGGGCGTTCGAGGGCAACGATGTCGGCCACGTCCCATACCCCGTTTGAAGGATAAATCCCCAGCAGGTTATAGGGGTCGGTTATCGCTACCGGGGCTGCTATCTTGTTTTTATCGATGGCCATACGCTCACTTTCCTCCTTTCCCTTTTAATTCGGACAATTCCTTTTTCAATCGTTCTATATCTCCTATAAGGGCTTTAACCAGACGGGCTGTCTCCTGCGTTGCTCCGGCAATCGTGTTGATATAGTCGGGCGAGAGGTAGTTCAAAGCTCCGTGACCGTCCTCCGTCTTGTATGCCATCGATGGCAACACCTCTTTCACCTTTTGATAGATCAGCCCCGTATGGGCTTCCCCGTCCACGCCGCCCTTGTTACGCTTCCGTGCTTTTTCGGTGTATCGGAAATCGCATACCCTGCCCATCGCCAAGAGGCGGTCGGTATAGCTGATGGTATAGTCGAAATCTCGCTTCAAACGCATGTCCGAAGTCGTTAGAGCGGTGACCGAGCCTTGTGCCGAGATATTGCCTTGCGACGATATATCCCCTCCGGCCGTGATGTTACCGTCCGATGTGACACTCTCCTTTGACCTTATGTTATTCGTCGCCACAATCCTTCCGTCGGAGATGGAGACAGACTTACTCCCGGTCGAAAGGTTTATACCCTTAGCCCTGATTACATTCGCTCCATCGATGTCTCCCTCCATCGTTATATCCCGGACTCCCGACAGACTTCCGGACACATCGTTCGATCCGTCAAACGGATTTCCCCAAATCGTCCGGATATTTTTAAGCCTGTCGGCGGCGATGGAATCGTTATCCGTCAAGGCGACAGACGGGGTCACCACGGTCAGCTTGCTCACGCCGACTGCCGGCATGGGAGACAACGATATACTATCCACACAGTTCTCGCAAGTCCCGTTCAAAGCCCCGTATGTGTTATAGACGAATATGGAGCAGGTCTGGTAATCGGTCTTGGCCGAAACCCAAAAGCACACGTGTCCCCCGTACAAGAACACCTTCACGTCACCCAAATCGTCACCGAAATGCGTACCGGCCGTAGCCGTAAACTCGACATCGTTCGGGGCATAATTATACGCCTGTACGATCGTATTGATAATTCGTCGGCTATAATATCCATTTCCGATCAGATGCAACGTCAACATAGCCGCCTCGGCCTCTTCGACTTTCGTGCGAATCAACCACCCGTTTCCGGTGGCTGTCTCATACATGCCGCCCCTCTTATACAGGAAAGCCCCGTTGTCAAGTCCGTTCAACTTTTTCGCATTGTCCGATTCGACCGCACGTCCGACTGTCAGCCCCGTATATGTACCGCTCACGTTGTTTATCTCGGCCAGCGAATAGGTAGGCTTGTTCGGCTGCTGCACCCAATCGTACAGGGTTATGCCTTTGGTGACAACGATATTACCACCCGTTTTGCTGATCGCCGTCACCACATTGCCTGTACCTATCGTAGATGCGCCGGCGTTGGCGAGTTTCCAAATCTCGTTGATGGTGTAGGCGTTGAAGGTATCGGTAAGGGTGGCGTTGTCGAATGCGCCGCCCAGATCGTCGAACCCATACACGAGCTTGATGAGCCCTCCTTCACCACCGCCACCCCCTTCCCCACGCCATACACCAAGAGCGGATATTCCACCCTGTGAATACACATTAAATTTCGAGTATATCGTATTTTCCAACTCTGTGTCGAATTTCCACATATCGTTAATACGGGCAAATCCTTCCTGCATTTGTTTTACAGTCCGTTGATACGATTGTTGCAGGGAAGCCGTCATATCATTGATGGCAGAAATCAAGTCGATATTCTTATTGGCAGATGCAACCTCTTCTTTCAGTTCTTGCGTATTCCCTTTTATTAGGTTGTTCCCGATGGTAATAGTCTGTTCGCAAGGATAGTCGAGTTTGGTTGTAAGGCTTATAACACGAGTAACATATGAATATCCTGCGTTTATGTATTCGACTTTTCTTCCTATGGATAAATCAGGATTGTTTTCATCGAACACCACAGGATTAGATGAAAACTGGTAGTTGTTTTGGTCGGAAGAAAGCCGTTCTATTTCTTCGTTCATAGCTGTTTCCAGCCGTATGTACGCCGAATCTGTATATTCTTCCGGCATTTTGACGTTGAATAGGATAATATCGTCATTTTCCGACGGTATAAGTCCCGTAATAGCAGGGATAATATAGTTACCTTCTTCCTCTTTATATTTAATCTCGAAATCTCCTTTTTTGACTTCGAAGCTTATGCCATCATCACTCGTTATTGTTTTACTCTCATCATGGTATATAAGCTCAAATTCCATACCTTGCAAAGCCCCCGATTGGAAATGTACCGAAGGTTCCTTATTTGGTATACGCATACCATTCGGATTTTTTTCTTCGTCATAAGGGGAATTGTCGAAGTTAAATTCCGGTATTTGAAAATACCATATCGCATATTGGTCGTATATAGGGTCTCCATTTTCATCTGTGCCTATCTGTATTTTATCATTCGTTTCCGAATCTATACGCCACATAAGGCGGAATCTGACATCTGATATGGAGAGTTCCGATGAAGGGTATATATCATCGAACAGGAGGATTTTGCTAAATATCTCTCCCTGTTGAAGGTTTGGCCTTATATCTTTATATCCGTTCGGATATTTTTTAGGGTCAAGAGTCAGCCGTTTGTTGACCAAATTGTTGACATTAGCACCTTTGTATTCCTGTACGATGTTTCGAGTTGACCCGAATGCGTAAAATCGGGTATAATACCCATCTTTTCCCTCCGTAACCGAAGGTGTATTGATGTTTTCACCAACTTCGAGAGAAACAACAGCTCCATGTTCGGATTTCGACAGATGAATAATCATGGAATCTTTCTCAACCCACCATTCTGTCTCAAACGCAGAGGCTATACTGTTCAAGGCAGACAATATGTCGATTGATTGGAAAGACAAAGAAGTGGAAGCGTTAAGAGAAGAATCGACGGCGTAAGTCCATGTATCCCCGGTTTCGTTCTCGATAGCCTTACAAATAACACTCATGAAATTGGCCGGGTTATCGGTAAGAGACCAATCCGGCTCCCGATTCGTTATCTCGTTATTCTCATCGTAAGAATACATGAAAAAAGGCACTTTACCCCATGATATAAATTTCGAATGAAATTGTGGTTTGTATTGAAATTCGACCTCGTTCTTTTGTTTTGGATTATATGGATCCAAAAGAGAATATTTCTCACCATCGAGTATAATATAAGCCCCTACCGGAATCTCTTCATTTTGGTCCGAGTTCCACGACAATTCTACATAATCGGATTTCATCAATTCCTCTACATGAACACATTCTTCTGTTATAGGAACTGATAAAATATTCTCTCCTTGTATGTTTTTAATGTCTATCATGATGGTTTCGTATATCTTCATACGATTTCAGTCAAAGATAATAAAAGTGTATGAAAAACATGTACTTTTTTATGAATTTCTATCTGCTGGATTATATTCGACAAGTTTTAGAGAAAATCGTGCTATTCCTCTCATGAATTGCGTAAATTGATTGCATGAAATATAGATTGTTTTGTAAGTAATATTTGGTTGATACTTTGTTTTTATATTTATTATGCCTGTTGCCAATTCTTCACAAAAGTTGTTGTATCTTGAAAAGAATTCTTCTTCCGTTTTTGCCGTCAGGTTAAAAGTTAAAGTGATATTTCGTTCATCGATTTTAGGATTAGAGGACAGGACTCGTTTGCCATGTTCTAATCGAGACTTGTTTTCGATGAACTCTTTTAAAGGTGACGGTGTCATTAAGGAGGAAAGAGATGATGTATCCATACTTATACCCCAAGTTGTATAGCAGTCTTTCCCATTTATGTAAAACTCTCTCGATGCCATTTTATAGTTTATTGTTAAAAATTGAAATCATTCTATCAAATTTATCGCCAAATTCAAGAATTGGCTTCGTGTATTTTGCAATGTCTTCTAAGTAGCTGTTGGTAATCACGTGTTGATTAAGAATGTTATTTAATATAGAATTGCTATTAGTTGATACAGATAAAAGAGAATTTAGAGAGATTACGGCTGAAATCATTTGATTTTTGATTTCTTCACCAGAAAGCTGCAACGCTGCAAACCGGCCGTTTAATTCTGTTGCTGTATCTTGTGACATGGTTTCAAAACCTCCGGCTGTCGACTTTTGTTCGGTGGTAGAACCTGTTCCAAATTGTGCATTGATAGCGGCGGCTCCCGCTTCGGCTCCTTGAATGATTGAATTTTTTAGGTTATCCAGTGCGGTCTGTTCTTCCGGGTCGATTTCTCCGTCTTTTGTCGCCTCCGCCCACATCTCATACCATTTGCGCATTTCCGGTTCATATTGCTTTACATACATGGCTTTAATGAGAGCTTTTCTCATATAGTCTGCGATGTCGTCCGCAATATCCTCCGCTCCTTTCTCCACATCATACAGGGACTCTAATATGTCATCGGAGAAAGATTCAAAAGATATGCCTGTGGCGTTCTCCATCTCTCGCTCTGCCGTCGATTTAATATTATTCTCCGCTTCGATAATCTGCTTTATGTATTCTTGCGCTTCACTATCCAGCTGTGCTATAAATAAAGGAGCTTCCGACATTAGTTTTTCTAATTGCTCAACGGGAAGGTTAAATAAGTTAGTCATGTTTTTTGACATCATCATCGCCAATTCCTTCGCAGATATACCTAGTGCGGATGCGGCTTGCTGCCAACCGGCGGCGGACATATCGTAAAAATCTTGATACCCTTTCGATTTTTCCCCAGATTCCCTAGATTTGTAATATTGTGCTCCCAATACTCGTGCCGAATCTGCCTGTTTCTTGTATAATTCTATCGCTTTGTCATAGGCAGCCTGTGCGTTTTCTCCCGCCAGCGAATCGGCCAATTCCAATTGTTTCTCGATTATCTGATCCAATATATCTATATATGACTCGTACACCTCCTTTGCTTCTTCGTACTTTTCATACGACGACTCTTGTCTAAATAAGCTTACTATTTTTGTTGCTACTTGCAAGGCTGCACCTACAATCGACAGTATTACGGAGGCTTTTTCTACATTCTGAATTGCCGTAGATGCAGCTTCGGCCGTTCCTGACATGGCAGTAGAAGAACTATTTGCAAGTGTTACAATACCATCAATCATTTGTAACGTAGAAGAGGAGATACTTCCGGCTGCGGATATGATTTCACCGACCGTGCCCCCTATTGTATCTCCAAGTTCTTCAAACTCTCTTTCTACCTTAGATAAAGTTTTATACAACTCCTGCCACTCTTTAATACTTCGTTTATCCGGCGATGTGCTTTCTTTACTTTTTATATTGGCGATTCGGTCTTTCGTTGCCGTTACCTTTGCACGCTGCACTGCAAGTTCGTTTCCGTTTGTCCCTCCTTCATTTTCCATGCGTGCTAATTCCTGTTCCGCTTCGGTAAGCAACCGTTCCAGTTCGTCCAAACTCATATTTGTTATACTATTTGCCCACGTCTGAAAAGAAACTTCACGCATGGCAAATTCTTTATCAATAGCGTTTAATGCTTCCGTTCGCTGATAGAACAATTCAGCCTTTTGCTCCTCCGTACCTCCCGCTTTTTCCAGATTTGCTAAATCATTCTGGTATTTCTTTTCAACGCTTAAACGCTTTGTTGTATAGTCTTGATACTTGGCGAGAATATTGTTATAATAATTTGACGTTTCGTTGGCCTGCTTCTGTTTGGTGTATTCTGACATGTTGTCAAACATCGATGTATCAACAGAGACAGAGGAAGGGTCAAACGCCTTTTTCTTGTAGTTCTTATCTTTGTCGGCTTTGGCGTTCTCCTCTGCTTCAAATATTTGTCTTTGCGCCTCCGTAATTTTACGGATATATTCCTGCTTCTGTCTTTCGATGTCTTGTAATTCTATTTTGTTGTTCAGTTCACGCTGCGCCATTTCTTTGCCTATGCCGTCCTCCATCGCATTTATCCGAGCCTGTTCTACTTGGTTCTCCAAATCCGTATCAAGTCGTATTCGCTCACTTGCATTTTTTTTACGGAGTTCTTTAATCCTGTTCAGCTGGTCGGTATAGGCGTTTATGTCAGTCGATCCGGTGGAGTTTGCATTGGAAAGAGCAAAAGCACCTACATCGATAGATTTTATTACTGCGTTATTTGCATCTTCAAAATCTTTCATTGCTTTTGTATTATTCTCCAACGCCTTAGCCCTGCGATTGTATTCTTTTGCTTCTGCCGTTAACGCCGTAACCGGTTCCGCCTTTGCCCCCATTGTGGGACTCGTTATCATGTATTTTGTTTCTGTCGCAGTTCCCGCCTTTGTACGTTCCTTGTTCCTATTAAGCCAATTAGTATCCGCATTTATCGCCTTTTGTAATTGATACATTTTACCGTAATTCTCCTCTACAATTTTCATTGCTGCTCTTGCCTGCGCAACCTTCAATATGTTTTCGGTCAAATTTTGGTAAGCATTAGCCGCATCCCCTGCTAGAATAGCCTCGTTTGTCAAATTACTGAAAGATTCGGGATATTTCCTTTGTAATTCGTCTGCTGCTGCGTTTCGCTCCTTTAAGGATCTGGTTTGGTCTTGTGTAGCTTTATATAAAATATCCAACTCCACACGCTCCGCCGCCGATTGTTTTGCGGCTTCGTCCATAACCCGGCTTAAATTCCGTACATTAGTCGCTGTTTTATCCACAGCGGCAGAAGCTCGGAATAATGTACTGATCCACTCCGTAATCTTGTCTCCATACACGACAAGCAAAGTAGTTGCGACAGAAAGCCCCGTTTGTAAACTGAATACAGATTTTAATAGCTGCTTCCACACAGGTATGGCACTTTTCCCGGCTTCCATTAGCATTTGGTATTCTTTTCGAGCCGACGAGAGGGCATCTTGAAATGGACCTATGTTATTACTTATCGCTAAAAAAAACATTTGTGGACCGAATGCCAGTGCCGGAAGTTCTCGTGCAATTTGTGTGACACTGAATCCCAAAGCATCGAATCTGGTTTTTGCTCCTGCCGCATATTTGTTCATTGACAAGGATGCATTGTCTAGCTGTGTTTGGGTCTCCTGCAAATTTTTCAGTAGTGCAGCCCCTTCTAAGCTCTCCCTTTGAGCTCTGGATAGGTTCATGTAGTCGGTAGTAAGTAGTAGCACTTTCGCATGTAGCCCGGCAATAGAATCTTCTGCTATCTTTCCGGCTACACTTTCAGCTCTCAAATTAGCTTCATTCTCTTGTATAGCTTTTGCGAGTTCGTCGTGGAGTACAGTTAATCGGGCTTGTGACTGAATATATGAATCCAAATCCATATTGCCCTCTTCGTAGAGTGTATTTAATCCAGATTGCATCTTTTCTACCTGCTGCAAAGCGAGTATATTGCTCTGTATGTCTTTCGTGTATTGTTGCGCTTCCTTAGACATTTTGTTAAATGCGTCCCTGCTTTGTTGGTCCAGCCGTTTAAAATTCTCTCCCAATAACGAAAAATCGATGTCTTTACCGAGGTCTATTTTAGTGTTGTTAGTCTTATTATATACCTTTGAAAGTTCATTTTGAATTTGATGTATTTTCTTTAATACATCGTCATTCGTTCCTGTAAATTTAAAATTTATTCCTGACATACTTTCTTATTATTTTATTGGTTTATAATGTCGTCAATCCTTGAAAATACTTTTGATTAGTTTCATGTTTGCCGGGTCATCGGCATTTATTACGGCTCCTCCTTCCTTTAAATGTGCCGCCTTCCATTCTTCTTTGGTTAAACAAACGCTATCTGTGTGGTCGTAGAATAACATTTGCAATGAAGTAAGATTTATACCCCATACAACATAGTCCATAGTCCAGCCATAACGGGAACAAGCAAAATCTATCAATCCCCCAAATATGCTATTTCCCCCAAATGTTACTACATGATCCTTATTTCTAACTTTGGCTATCTTTCTCCGATTTTCGATTTCCCTGTCTAAGCCGAAATGTTTAATAAAATCTTGCAAGTCCGTATTTGTGATAACCGTAAAAAAGAGCGTTGCCAAATCCTTTATATCAACATTATTAAGAACGGATTCCCGTTCTTTTAGTAAATCCTCATTAAACATATCTCTTTTGCTTCGTATTGTACTGTATGCCAATATTCGCAATACTACGTGCTTATTTTCCTCACATAATTTTATAACCTCCTCGAACGGTTCGTTTTTTGCGCGTTCCGGGTCTATATTCAACTGTTTTTTCAAGCTACCTAAAATAAGCTCCCGCCCCAAAGTTGGGGGATAGATGCAATATTCTTTGCCGTCTACTTCAAACCGTACCGGCACATCGCCCAGTACATCACTAATTTTTTGTGAAATCTTTTCCATACCTTAAAATATTTCAAGTTTATCTATTTCTTCTTCAATCTTCGTTTTTAATTTCCGTTCTATTTCCGGCCATTTTCCCCTTGCCCATAACTCCGCTGATGCAAGTACGTCCTTATTATCCATCGCTTCTACAACCCCCGCATAATTCATTCCAGCGACTACAACGAGCGAAAAATCGGAACTTTCGGCAACGGTCTTTGAAGTTTCTTCTAAATAATTTTGTCCTTCTTGTTTTCCTTTGCTTCCGTTCCCTTCCGGTGCGGACGTTGGCATAAAGCCTCCTCTTTGGGCTTCTTTTCCTTCATATAACACAATATATCCTACCGAGCTACGCAAGTTTCCGGTATGGTCGTACCAACTTTTATCACCTGCTCTATCACGAATTTTTGTAACGCATTGTTCGCCAAGTTCTGATAAAGCCCGAATAGTAAGACGCTTGATTATCTCGTTACATTTTACGACATATCCGGCCGGGTCAATCCTCTTTGCCATTCTCCTCTCCTTTCTGCTTTTCTTCCAATCTATCGGCCGCATTCTTAATTATTCCCGCCAATATACGAGCGTATGACACGCTTAAATCACGATAGACATTGCCGACATGGAGACGGATAACTGTTCCGGTGTCCTCAACTCTGACATGTCCGTATTTTACACGTTTCACCATAACAACTATTTAATTACATTATAAACATCTCTCTCGCTTATCTCTTTTCGATTTGCGGAGGTTTCTCCTTGAAAAGGATAAATTAACCAAACAAGAAAGAAACGCTCTTAAATCGCCTTATTTGGCTTTATTTTTCAAAAAAGATAGGGGTATAGCCTTAAACGATACCCCTATCTGCGTCCTTACGTGGGGTTGCGTGCAGCTTCACACGCCTATTTTGCCGTTTTTTCCTGTCTCCGGCTCTGTATCTTCATCGTCTGGCAAAGACTTAATGAGCTCTAAAAACAAATTATCCTCTTGGCTATTGAGCTCTTCTAAGTCTCTCGTGTTAATTACACCGTTCTTTAACCATTTTAATAAGATAATGCGCTTTTGGCGATCAATTTGTATTCTCATCTATTCGGCTCCTTTCTTCTTCTCTATATTGGTTTGTGAGGTTTTTCAGAGCCTCCACCCATTCCTCGTCCTCGCCCTTTATCGGTAAATCTCCCGTGTTGAGTTCACCTTTTTTTAGCCATTTTAACAAGACAATTCTTATCTCCCTATTTAGTTTCATTTTCATCTGAAATGCCATTCGTTAATTTATCGATAAGTTCGTCCATCTCCTCGTCGGTCAAATCTTCAAATTTGATGTTGTTTGATGTTTCCCTCTGTTTGGGAGTTACATATTCCAATAGCTTAAATAGGAGCTGTAGTCTCTCTTTGGGTTCGAGTACTTTCAAATCTGATTTCATTTGCTCCCAATTAGCGGATAACGTTTGTACGATCCACTCTTTTGCCGTCTGGGTCGCCTTGTTGGGCGTCCCTTTTTTGCGGCCTCCTGTTTTTAAACAGCCTTTTTTTCGTCCCATTTTTTTCTATTTTTTCTATTTTAAAGAAAATACATCTTTCTTTCTTCTTTTATAACATCGCCGTCCGGCTCTTTTTCGACGTCCCATTTTTTCACTTCATTCTATTTTAGAAAAAACCTCTCTTTTTCCCTTCTTTTCTGGCGTTGTCGTCCGGCTCTTTGTCGCCTACACCATTGTCGAAAAATTCACATTTACCAGTCCGCACAACTTCTTCTATCTCGTAGCTGCATAGCGGATCCGGCAAAATCGTTTGGTTTCTTGCGGCACATACGACTGTATAGCCGTAGTATTCATTGAAAACCGGAATTTTATTTTGGCAATTCTCACAAATAATCATATTCCTAAATTTGAGGGGTAGCACCCGTTTAGGTGCTACCGTATGGAATTATTGGACGAATGTGTCGGCCAGATTATCCAAAAAAGCATCTTCTTCCGGTGATAACTCCTCCGGTTTCGTGACTCCGACGATAGCATCTATCTCCTCATCGGTATATGCATCCCGTTCGCCTATCGCCTCTTTCAGACGCTTTTTTATCCTTTCTACTTTTTCACGGGCTTCTTTTTCTGCTTTGTCATATTCGTTACCAAATACCCCATTTCCTTTGCCGGCCATAATATCATCTAATGTCTTGTCCCATTCTTTTTTTGCTTCTTTTAGTTGGTCTTGCAGTGCAAGTACTTTTACTTCTTCTTTTCTCATAATTTTTCTTTTACATGTAATTAAACATTTTTTTTAGGGCTATATAGGCGTTGTATAAATCTTCTCTCGACACCAAAAATCCCTCTTTACCCGCTACGTCGCTTACAAACTTACCAGCCATATAGACCTCTTCTATTTCCGAACCCATTTTGTTGAGCAAATCCCGTATTCTCAACATTAGGTTTTCCGTTTCTTTTTGAGTTAGTGCATACACACAACACCCGGCAGTGACGAGTACCCGCTCGCCGTCTGCTTTAATTTTAAATTTTACCGTTTTTTCCATTTTTCAAATTGTTAAATATTGGTTTTTGATTGTCGGGGCTAAAAAGGCAGAGCTGATTCTCCCCCGTCTTGTAGGTTGCCAGTATTTCCCTTTACATACCTCGATGCCATTCCCTTTTTACCGGCCTCGCTCCGCTTGGCTACAATATCATTGTACTTATTCGTATTGTAATCTATTTCTTTTTTAATGAAGGAGAATGCCATTTTAGCCATAGGTTTCAGCTCCGATAGTGTCCCCGTTGCAACATACTCAATAATTGCATCGTACACTTCAAGTCTGACCTCCGCAGGATAATCCAATAGTATCTCTTGCCATTCAACATTAAAAATGAAAGATTTCTTTTTCGAATTTACAGCCATTACAATATCCCTTTTTTAAGTGTCTGATTTGTCCGGTTTGTTGTTCTAATTCAATACTATGTTATTAAGTGGATCCGTTTCCTCTAAAATCGTCCATTCAGGGAAATATCCAATAGATTTTATTACGCTCTCACCAACCTTGTTCTTCATATCTTCCAGTGAGTTAAACCCGATAGCCCTCGCAAATCCGTTGTCTATTTTCAATTCTTTCAGATTCGTATTTTTCCATAACTTAAAGGTGAGCGGTATGTTATCAAATCTGTTCTCGACAACTATTTTGTATTTGCTCGTTTCTTCTATTGTTTTTGCATTTCTTTTCATATCTTTGTATAATTATAACACGTTTGATTGTTTCCTTAAATAATTGAGAATCTCGTCAAAACCGCCCATACATAACTGCTTGCAATACGAGGGTATGAGTACTTTTGCGCCCTCCAACACTATAAGCTCTATTTCCGACGGTATGATTTTCTCGGCTTCCGATGTGGAGGTCTCGTCTTGGTGAATTATGAACAGAAAGCCGTCGTTTTCATACCCATATAGCGGGTTAGGCTTTTCTTTACCTTTAACTGTATATGTTTGTACCGCCGGGGCATAGCCATACGCATAACCGCTCAATTTCCCATCTATAAAATAATCCTTCAATCCCGTGAAATTTAGGCTGTTTTTGGCTTGCAGCCTCATCTGTGGCGCACTTGATTTGTAGCTCGTTTTAGGAACGAGGAACATAGAGACACGACCGTCACGACCTTTTAGTTTTTCCATAGGCGCATAGTTGCCGGCGGTCGCCGTAATCACATACTTAGGTGTTTTACTGCCGTTTCTCTCCAACGACAAACGGGCATAATAGATAATATTGGGGGTTATCATTTTACACCCCCTTTCATGCAATATTCTTGCGCTTTTTGCCCGACCTCATCGTCGGTAGATACCCGGTTACTCTGTAACCATTGTTCAAGTTCGGAACGGTTAAAATAACACATTTTACCGGTTGGGCTTTTGTAATGTGGGACTTTACGAGCCATCGTCAACTTGTACAGATAACTCATCGATATACCCATGTACCGGGCTGCTTCTTCACTTGTCAATACTGTTTTTGTAGTTCCGATAATGTTTGCCGCAATATAATCGGCAACCTCCTTTGTATTCTCCTTCATATTTTTTTTGATTTGAGAATTAAGGCTTCTGGGCTGAGGTGCAAGGCTCGCCCGTCTTTACCCGTTGTAATCTTCTGGGATAGGCTTGCACTCGCTATCCATCTGAATACATGGACGAAGATATAGAGTATAAGAAATAAAAAAGCCTTACATAAGGCTTATGTAAGGCTTACATAATGGTTATGTAAGGGTACATGATTATCTCATATCTCTATCTACAAGCGTTTTTTATATCTAAAAACCCGTCAGGCTCGGATAACATTTTGTTCTTATAGCCATTTACGGCTTGTCTTGCCGTACTTATATCTTTTTCACTACATTGGAAAGCCTCTTTATATATTTTCCACGGTAATCTATTATTACTTTGTCTAACATTCAATATATCACTTGTCTTGTCAACAAAATAACCGAACAAAGACGGAGAACCATTCCATTTATATAATTCACCATCTTTAACACAGTATTTAATTTTGCCAAATAGGCTTTTAGCCGCCTCAGTATCTAATTGAATAGGTAGAGTTAATGATCGAGAATCGTTACCGGATACTTCTGGCAAATTCCTATTAATCAATCCTTCTTTTATTGACAAAAACTTATATCCACCCAATAAATAATATTTCTTTTGAATTTCTGATATGTCTAATCCTTGAAATTCTACAATTTTCCCTACTATATTAATAAAATTAAGTGCGGCTGCTCTCCACCCTTTAAATGGCTCCCAAAATACGCAGTCTTTTACGTCATTTAGACCTGTATGTAATTTATATGCGATAAAATGATCCACCCATTCACGCTTGACAACTATCTCTATATCTATATCTTCCCATTCTGATGATATGTATAATTCTTCTATAGGAGAGGGGAAACATGTTCTTATTATATTATTAAAAGGTAATAATATAGAATAAATATATAATTCTTTTTCTTCTATTGTTTTACACTGATATAAGTTATCTTCTATCTCATAATACAATTCTTGCATGAAATCTGCCGTATATATTTTTTCAAACTTTTTTTCCATCTCTAAAATATACTCTTCATATCTACTACAAATATCATTGTACATTTTATATGAAAAGTCGTTATATTCGACTACAACATCATTATAGTCTTGAAATGAAAATGATTGTAATTTATCAATATTAACACTAAATTTGAATCCAAACGCATCTATTACTATATCAACAGGACTCATGCCCTCTCTTGAATAAAACTCGAATAGCTGTCTTTCTAAACCCTTTTCCATATCGTTCTGTATAAATAAGTTTATTAAATATCAAGTTCCGGCAAGCTGTTTATAGCGTCCTGTTTTAGCTTGTCTATGGCGTGCATATACTTTTCTGTCATTTGTAGGCTACTATGTCCCAAAAGACTCGATACCGTCTTTATATTAGCTCCGTTGTTAAGGATATTTACAGCAAAACTATGCCTCGCACAGTGCCAACTAATATTTTTATTGATTCCGGCTCTTTTTACCCAACGTTTCAATGATTTTAAGCACATTTCATAACTCGGCAAAGGAAATATCAAATCGTCCTTGCTATTGGAGTTTGCCGGCATACCTATCAACTTTAACAAACTATCGTTAAGAGGTATAACAACTCCGCTTTTTGTGCTATGTCCTTTTGTCTTGTTCTGCTCAAACCTCAACAGCTTATTAGAATAGTCCACATCGGCAAATGTAAGCTCTTTAACATCACAAAATCGCAAACCGCAGTAGAGACAAAAAATAAATGCCCTTCTTATATTGGGATTCTCATTTTCCCGTTTTGTGCTTATCAAAAGTTGCATCTCCTCCTGTGATAGTATTTCTTTCCTTAGTTGGCTGTCATCTACTTTTATAGAAATCCCGGAACACGGATTTATCCGCATTACACCATGCTCGACTGCATGTTTTATCACTTTCTTAAAACGTGCATATAGGCTTCTCGCCCCCTCCCCGACACTCCTGCTTTGCAAATACTCTGAAAAGGATAGAATCATATCCTTAGTAATCTGATCCGGCCTAATCATATCCTTATACTTGTTATATTCCGGTGTCTCATTAAGAAAATCGACAAACCGCCCAAATGCAATCCGGACCATTCTAATATCTTTCTTAGTGTAATTATCTATATATGTCTGGAAATAGTCTAAAAAATTTACTTTTCTATTGCTTTTAAGTCTATATCCTTCTGTCATTTCTAACAGTTCCTGCCCCTTCTCAAACCTTATCTTTTTTGCCAATTCCAACGTATCTTTATTCTGTTGCCTCTCTATCGGTGTCCTCGGTGCTTGCCAGAGGTACAAAGACAAATGCTCCCTTTTCCGGTCTTTCCTCGTAACTTCTCTGCCAAGTTTTTCGTTATATATTTTTTGATACCCCAAATAATAATCGAGAAACAAACTTTCTCTACCGTCCGATAATACCTTAGCTCCGAGTTTGGGGTTATCTGTCGTATCTTGACTAATAATATATGTATTATCGCTCCTCAACTTTTTTTTAGTAGCCAT